GCGTCAATGACAGCCTGGAAAGCCTCGCGTTCGTATCCGCCCACAATCCTATTAGCAAGACGAGAAGCGGACGAGTCGAGATGAGCGAGCCCATCTCTGCTTATGCGCCTAACATCGTAGATAATGACGTTGATAGCCGGATTAGACCACTCGTCCACGAAACGCACAAGGGGAGAACCCAGTAAATTGGTCATACCCTGTGGCGTGGTAAGAGTCCTTTGCCGGAGATTCTCGAACTTCATCTTGATAAGTCGCCACAGTGGAATGCGTGTCTGTGGAAGTTCAAATTGACCCATGATAGCCGTAAGAGGAGTCTCCCCATGCTCCTCGGCTGGGGTAACTACTGTGTCCTCTTCGGCAGCAATCATTTGAGCCAGTATGTTATCAAGATCACGACGCCCTATCTCCTCTCGTGTGAGATAGTTATTAGCCTGCCGTTGAAGGAACTCCTCACGAGTCTCGGCTTCGAGAAACGTCCGAACGGCCCCAGCCACAGCCCCAGGCACCAATGGAATGTACTGGTCCTCGCTCATCCTACTAGCGATGTCGTAGAAGTTGGCGATGGTGATGCTGTCTGAAACCCAAGCGTCATGTATACATGACGTTGTGTGGATAGCCTTCTCCCACCCACTACAAGCAACAGTGATTGTCCACACCTTCGCACCGTTTTGGGACGTTGACTTCTGTGGTCTAACGTCGTCAATGAAACCCATGAACAGTGGGTCTGGTGCTTCACCGTCAAAGGGGTCTATGAACAGGAACACCCAGTCATTTGGGCGGAGTACATCAAGGTAACCACGGTTAGTCCTTTGCACAGCCCCGTTTACCACCAAAGGTACAGGGCGTGGAAACAGTTCGATACGGCATCTCTGGACAGAGCCTAGTGACTTACTACCACTGATCTGTTTCAGATCAGCCATGCATACAAAAGGACCTATACTCCATGTCCAGAATATGGCGTATATCCTGTGTCTTCCGTAAAACGCCATCTGTGCCTCTACTGTGAAAGTGACCTAACAGGGTTTGGGGCACCATCACCACGACCGGCTGGGGGAGAAGGCTGTAGGAATACTCTACCACCCGCGCCCTCTACGTACTGCGGATCAACACTCAAACCTCCTGGCTCTGAAGGCGATTCAGCAGGAGGTAACCTTCCAGAAGCAGCACCAACAGCCTCACGATGTCTGCGCTCCCGTTCTACCACGACACGTTCCTGTTGAAATTCCCGGACAGTAGCGGGTGGAGCCACAGGGGCATCACGAGCGTTCCGGTCTAAAGGCCCTCCAGCAGTCCTTACCCGCGTCCACAACCCACGAGCCATATGTTCGATATACCCAGCCACATCTCCACCTTGCAAGATCGACACACCCTCACGACGAAGCTCATGAATAGCACGAAGATCTTCTCTCATATTAGACTCTTCTATTGCACGAGCCATCGCTGTGGTCTCACGAAGCTGATCCTGGTAAAACTGCTCACCAACGGAGATCATTGCCGCTGTCCTAGCTCGTTCGGCTTCCTGAAGATTAGCCCAATTGGCCAACGGAGCTAGCTGCTCACGCATGACACGATCACTGGCAGCACCAACCTCTCGCATCGTATTCTCCATACTATCTCCTTCGTCCTCATTAGTATGGATAATATCCTGCAAGAGTTCCAACATCTCCTCATCAGTGATGTCGCGTCCCTCACTACGAGCTTGTTGTTGGAGAGCACCACCACGAACCACGAGGTCACGTATCATGTCAGGCGTTGCTTCAACACCAAGACCACGGAATGTCTGTGACATACCAACAGCGGCTCCATACGGGCTACCACTAGTTCTCAGTTGGTTTCTCAGCATAGGGGCCAGGAACTCAAGACCGATCCCAGTCGGATCAGCCTGAGCGGCAAGAAGACCACGTTCGCCAAACATCATCTGAAACTGATCACCACCAAAACGACCTCTGCTTGTAGCCATCAACTGAGCCATAGCGAATGGATCTCCCCCACCACCAAGAACACCGCGCATCATTCCACCAGGGGCTCCGATGATAGGCGCTAGGAATCTTCCAGCTTGTTGAAGACCAACACCACGCTCCGTTGCAACCCTACCAGTGATCCGTGATATGGTCTCGGACAACTCAGCCATATCAGCTTGCCTGATCATACCAGGACCAGACACAGCGATTCCTACACCAGTTGAAACAGCAGAAGCAAACTCAGGAAGCCTTCTTCCAAAACCAGCGGCAATGGCGTCAGTCATTACCCTGAGTGTCATGTGCTCACGCTGTTCAGCTGTAGCGAATTGACCTCCTCCTCCGATGTTGAGAATGCCACCCATAGCTTGGCCAATCTGGCCCATCCCAACACCATAGGCTCGAGAGTACTGCATAGCCACACGAGCGTTGTCCATGGTCAACTCGCCACCACCGTAACCCTGATAGAGAGCGCCAAACTCAGCCCCAGATTGCTCTGGACCATACCCGTACCTGGCTGGTCGAAGACCGCGAAGTTGTCTCCAGTCACCACCATACAAACCAGGTGTGGCCATAGCAGCAGTCTGGGCTACGAAGCCAGGATAGCGTTGCATAGCTTCGTTGATATATCGCTCCAGAGTACCGGTCATCATCTGGCGACCCATTTCAGCCCCAACAAGTTGACCAGCACCACGGTTGATACCTAGAGTTTCAGCGATCTGACCACCAACGCGAACACCACCAGCAGCACCCCAACCACCACCAACGATGTTAGCGGCTAGTCCGACTGGGCCTTGACCAATGCCTGACATGAGACCACGTACAGTACCGTAAGCGCCACCCATACCGTAGGGATCTTGTTGCATTACTTCGAGAGGACTAGCTCCCTGAGCGATAGCTTGAAGTGGAGCCATGAACCTACCAACAGGCTGATCTGACGGTAGCGCAGCTCCAAGAGCCTGGCGACCTGCGTTTGTGGCCCAATTATAGGCAGCCCCAACCGCAGGTAACGCTAGACCTATACCGGCTAGTCCGAGACCGGCTCCGCCAAGCATAGTAGAACCACTAACACTACTAAGGATACTAGAAATAGGGTTCCTACCAAAACGCAACAAGTCGGTAATTCCGAGACCGCCGCCTCCGCCATCACCACCTCCTCCAGCACCACCTGTCCCTGTGTGTAGCCTGGTGGAAGCTATGGATTCACGAATGTCCCTGGCGGCATCTTTCGCTTGTTTGAAGCTCTCGGACATCTCTTTGGCCATGTCACGCATATCTTGCATTGGACGAACAAGATCTTGTAACATGCGTTGTAGCGACTGGACGTTTGACTCTACACCCTTGAATTCTCTACCTAGCTCACCAGCCTGTTGCTGTACGACCTTCTGGAGATCAGAGTCGTCAACGTCAAACCCAATGGTGAGCGACAGCTCATTTTGTGACGGCATTGCTCACTCGCTCCTGTATCTTACCAAAGAGATCGACACCCTCATCTTCCCGCTCGCCAGGGGCATCAGGAATCTCTTGTCCAACCTCTTGTTCAGCCCACTCTCTTTCAAGCTGATCAAAGACGGGACTGCCCGTCTTCGTAATTTCAACGCCCTTGTATAGAACCTTCTTGATAGGTTTGCCCTCAGCCCCAACATCGAGCCTGTCGTCTTCGATAGCGTCAGCCACGAACTCCACAATCATCTCTTCATGCGTGTAGGCTTGAAGTCTAGAGTCGTTCGGTGGAATACTGTACTTCTTGCTCAAGTACCTGAGAAGGAAGTTATCCTCCAGATACTCCTGAGCTGCTTCAAACAACTCGTCCGGGATCTCCGATATAATCTCCTCGTCATCCTCAGACTGTGGACTCTGAAGGTGCCTCAGGTTCTTCCGATCCCTCACCAAAGCGAAACAAAGACGACTTGTCACGCGCTACTGCCATTTGGCCCCCAACGTGCCCTACTACGTGCGTATCGACAACATCGTCGCCATCTTCGCCACCAACCACGTCATCCCACCACGTAGGCACAAACTCACCGAGCTTGCCCGATCCACAGACTGCTATGGTGGCGACAACAGTGAACAACATCTCGTACTGAGCCGAAGAGAACGATGCGCCATTGTTGATCCTCGTGATCATCGCGCTGATCTGACCCAGATCAGCGAGAGATGGTCTCCGAAGTATGAAGGTGCCTTGGTAACGCTCACCAGTCATACGTGACTTGATGTCAATGTCAAACGTGTATGTCCTACTTACCTTACTCATCGCAGCCCTCCAAACACAAAAAAAGAATGGGCCTGGTCGAAGGCACAAAACCCCCGACCAGGCCCATCCGACCGATCAGGGTCGTTAGACGTCAGCCGTACCCTCGTCACTGAAGTACAGGGCAACGAACGTACAGTTTGTGGACACCAAACCACGAGCCTGAACAGCCAGGTTTCTTGTTCGAGGCTTGATGCCATAGACCTTCATGACAGGAATGTCCAGGTACGAATCCCAGACTTCAGCCGTCATCTCAGGGAAGTCCACCAGGAGTGCCTTATGCTCATCATGAGTTCGGCCCATCTTAGGCCACAACCCAACAGACACGAGGTCTTTCCTGGGCACCTTATAGATCTGTGCCGTCAATTGAACGGTGTACGCGGTTGTGACGTGTTCTGCCGGGACCAACATATCAAGGACCATTGCTGGTTCTTGAACAATGTCTTCCACGACGGTAACACCTTGAGCCCAACCAACGCGGATTCCGTTGAGGAAGAATCTAGCACGACCACCAGTGAGGATATTCTGTGCCATGATTCCTCCTAAGACGCCAACGCTGTGGGCAGAGTGGCCCTCAGCTCGTTGAAGATGAACGTGATACCCTCAGCATAGCATACGTCTGCCGACAGGTAAATCTGGTCACCAGACAACCAAACACGAACATTGCGGAACGGTGGGACCGGGTTACCCTGGTCATCTGTACCTTCAACAAAACACACGTCTGGGTCGTTGACATTCGACAACGCCATGAGAACCTTGATAGCCCTACCCTTGTAGGCATTCGCTGTTCTCACGCCACGTCCCTTATGACCAACGAACGGACGCTCGACGTTCTTACGAAGCATCCGGTGTACCCACAACACCTCCTCAACAACATGGGGATACATATGCCCATCGTTGTCCTCGGTCTTGTACGTGGTAACACCCTTGGCAAAACGAGTACCGGTACCAGGGTCTGATTCCAGGATTATGAAGCCCTTGAGAATCGAATTGCTGAAGTCGGTCTCGTCAGCCGCGTCGAAGTCCGCCGCCACCGGGGTGAAGTCGTAGCATTTGACGTACTTTTGAGTAAGGGGAGTTCCAATGGGTGAGCCAGCCATGATTGCGGCAGCCATGGTTGCAGTACAATGCGCCCCCAACCAAGCGATAATCCCATCTGGTCCCTCACGATACACTTTGTCGCCAAAGATTTGCAGGAACTCGTTGTTGAAGTTCTCCATCCAGGTGTACAAAGCGGCTTTCGTGATGTCATTTGAGCAGCAGAACACCTGACGCTCAGAACGCCCACCAATGGGATTGCATGTATTTGCATGGGTAGCTACATAGCCGTTGAGCGTCTCCAAAGCGATGACAGCCGGACCAGCGATTGCCATGTCGTCATCGAAGGCATTCACAAGGAAACGAGCGTTTAGACGACGAGCTACCTTGAGAGCGGCTTGGAATGCCGCATCTGTGGACAGACCAGTAGTACCACCAGCGAGGTAGGTCACAGCGTAGTTATTAGCCGGACGATACCCACCATTCCAGGTAGCAGCAGCATATACGCTGTTAGCATTTACCCACTCGCACACGTCATAGGATGTACCCCACAGCTTTTTGTCAGCAGCAAAGATGTCAACGGGAGCTGCTGTGCGATCCATATACGTTGCCAACACACCGGTCCTGGTACCCCTCAACAGAGTAGCCAAGTAGCTAGCACCAGCAATAGGGGCAAAAGCGTTGATCTCCTGAATGATCTCCGCCATAGTCTTACCGGTACAGGTAACTGTGAGATCTTCAGCAGCAATGTTGCTGTTGAACACCAGATCAGTACCGTCAAAGGACAGCGTACAGGAAGCACCTGTAAATGCTGCCGTAATACCGACCTGGAGCCACTCATCAACACTGGTTACACCGAACGAGGGTGATACTTGCACCCCCACGTTAGGGGCAACCAGGCGACCAATCATCACTACGAAGCCTGTAATATCGGCAACACCAGTTGAAAAGTACGTGGAGTTTCCCAGCAAACCATAGATGCGGTCAGTAAGAGTCAAGGCGGTACTACCACCACCCACAACACTCGCAACGATATGGGATGCCTGTGTCGATTGGTTCGTTTTGATAGCGTATACTGTACTGCAACCCTTGATAGGAACGCCATCCTCGTCTTGACCATCAAGAGCTGGATCAAAGGCACACCTGGCCAACTCAGCCAAGTTACCTGTTTGAAAGGTGTCAATCATCTGCTGCGGATCGGTAAACACATGAATCACAGGATTCGAGGCGTTAGCCTGAGGCTGGCCCGCATCGGCTTCACCAATAACGATGATAGCTGCGTCGATACCAATATCAAGGTTCGCCAACTGCGAAAGGTCTGTGTATGTGTACGAACCGGGCCGATAGATGGTTTGACCCTTCCATCTTACACTTCTCGGCATGTTTTCTTTTTCTCCTAGTCCTCGACAGGATCACCACTGTCAACGGTTTGTTCCCAGACAATGAGATCGTGCGTCATCTGTAGGAACGTCGTACCGCCAGCCTCCTCCGTCATGGTTGCTGAAGC